AATATTATTCGGATGGCCGCTTTCCACGTCATTGGTGTCACTACTATATATGCGACACTAATACTAGGGCGATAAATGAATCGACCCCAATTGGTGTCAAGAGAGAGAAACTCTTCACATAATGTCTAGACCAAAGGGTTTTCGGGTTAATGCCAAAAACTTCTTCCTCACATACCCAAGGTGTTCTCTCTCTAAAGAAGCAGCACTAGAGCAGCTACAGAATATTCAGACTAACGTCAACAAGAAATTCATCAGAGTTTGTCGTGAGTTCCATGAAAATGGGGAACCTCACCTCCATGTTCTGCTTCAATTTGAAGGAAAATTCCAGTGCCGCAACGAAAGGTTCTTCGACCTCGTATCCGAAACCAGGTCAGCACATTTCCATCCGAACATTCAGGGAGCTAAGAGCAGCTCAGATGTTAAAAAGTACATGGAGAAAGACGGAGACGTCATAGATTTTGGAATTTTCCAGATCGACGGGAGATCAAATAGAGGAGGTTCTCAATGTGCAAATGACGCATATGCCGAAGCAATCAATTCAGGCGATACAACATCGGCCCTCAATATATTGAAGGAGAAAGCGTCGAGAGACTTCATAATCCATTTGCACAATATCAGAGCCAATCTGAACTTTCTTTTTGCACCACCGCCAACAGTGTATGAAACACCATTCAGTATTGAATCATTCAATAATGTCCCTGAGACATTGACGTCATGGGCAGCTGAAAACGTGGTGTGCCCCGCTGCGCGGCCATTCAGACCTATTAGTATAGTGGTTGAGGGTGAGTCACGTACGGGTAAAACCATGTGGGCGAGGTCGCTCGGTCGGCACAATTATTTGTGCGGCCATTTGGATCTAAGCGCCAAAGTTTATTCAAATGATGCGTGGTACAACGTAATCGATGACGTCGATCCGCATTATCTGAAACATTTCAAAGAATTCATGGGCGCGCAAAAGGACTGGCAAAGCAACGTGAAATACGGAAAGCCCACTCAAATTAAAGGTGGCATCCCCACCATCTTTCTCTGTAATGCGGGACCCAGATCCTCTTATAAAATGTTCCTCGACGAAGAGAATAATGCGAGTCTCAAAGAGTGGGCTTTAAAAAATGCTATCTTCTACACGCTCACAGAACCCCTGTTCTCCACCACCAATCAAGGCGCAACACAGGTTGGCCAAGAAACGTGCAATTCGACGCAGACGAATTGACCTGAAGTGTGGGTGTAGTTACTACCTACACATCAACTGCTACAACCATGGATTTACGCACAGGGGTGAGCATCACTGCAGCTCAGCTAGAGAATGGCGTCTTTACTTGGGAGGTAGCAAATCCCCTGAGTTTCAAGATCATGGACCACGACAGAGTATGGTACCACAACCTCATCCAGTGGCCAAAGTTCCGGACAACAATCCGCATAATGTTCAACCACTCTCTGAAGAAAGCGTTGGGGATACACAAGGCCTTCCTGGACTTGACGATTTACCATCGTTTCATACAGCCGAGTGGGCGGATTTGCTCGACTTTTAAGAACCAATTATTACGTTATATTAATAATTTAGGAGTTATTAGTCTATCGACTGTATTAAAAGCGTGTTCGCATGTATTGTTTACTGTATTTGAACATGTTGATGATGTAACGCTCAAGCATAATGTGCAATACAAGCTTTATTAATTTGATATCGAATCGTAAAAATAGATCCGTATCTTCAATGTTGCGTACACTGGGTTTGATGCATGAGTACATGCCATATACAACAACAGAGCATTCTCAGTATGGTTTTCATACTTTGCAGCTTCCTGATGATTATACACAACATGATTATAAACTTTATAAAAACGCCTAATTAACGCCTGTTCCTTACAGGCATATTGGCCACCAGTAACGGTGGCATTCCATCGATGCAGGACCTGGTAACGATCACGTAGGTCGTTCTTCACGGTGGCAGTACTAGGCTCATTGTCATACATGTTAAAAACTTGACCAAAATCCATTGGCGTACCAAAAGGTCGCCTATCACGAGTCAACCAGAATAGCACACTGTTGGTGTGATTCTTGAGCTTGATGTTTTCATCCACCCAAACTTTACCTGAAACATAGATAGACTTAATGCAAAAACGCTTGCCAACTCGGTGAGTGATACCACCACCACGAGTGACGTCAGAAACACAAAGTACTTTCCCCACATGAGAAATATCATGCCTTTGTTCAAAAGATTGAACCTTACAAGGGCCCTCACAACCGCGGGGGACGTCTGGGCTTCGATACATACGATACAGACGAGGCTTCCTGTACATCGGACGGTTTGTCCATGATCGTCGTCTTCGGGTGCCTTGGGCACTGGCAGCAGGTGCAGGCAACGCTAACGGGGTTCCGTAGCTCAGTCTCCGCCGTGCCGAGGATATCGGACTTGAGAACGCCGTCTCGAAATTCCGCTTTGTCATGATCCTTGGAGCGTAATACCTGTATCAAATCACGCAAAAACCAATACCCTACGGTATTCTCGGGATATGTTGGCAGCACTAAGTGCAAGTACTTCACTGCTAACATGCAGCGGAATCCATGCAACCTGTCCGGAAAGGCGTTCAACAAAGGATCCCACATGTTTAAAGCAAAGGCGCCTTAGAGCGCACGTTTATAATTCAAATTTCAAATTATCTAAGCCATGTGCGAGGCGCCATAGAACGCCACGTCAGGGGATTTGAGGGACACCGAAGCGCGGCCATCCGGT